CATGCACATCGAACTACTGAAACCCCATACCCACGCAGGCAAGCGCCTCGCCGTGGGTGATCGCCTTGATCTGAATGACGCCAGCGCCCGTTGGCTGATCACACAAGGCACGGCCAAAGCGGCCACCCCCGCCACCGATTCCAAACCCACCCGCCGTGATGCCACGTCCGGTGTTTCCACAACTGCAGTCACCCAAGGAGACTGAACATGGCTTACTTTTCCGGACAAGGCCGCGTCTACATCGGCGCACGTGATGAACTCGGCAACCCGGCCGGGCTGACCTACGTCGGCAACGTGCCCGAGCTGAAGGTGTCGCTGTCGGTGGACACCATCGAGCACCAGGAAGCGCAGTCGGGTCAGCGCCTGACCGACCTGCAACTCATCAAGACCAAGAAAGGCGAGTTTGCCTGCACGCTGGAAGAGCTGATCGCCACCAACCTGGCGCTCGCGCTCTATGGCACCACGACCACGATCACTCCCGGTACGGTGACCGGCGAAGCATTGCCCCTCCCGGTCACGCCGGGCAGTCTGTACCCGCTGACCATGCAGAACGTGTCGGCGGTGCAGATCCAGGATTCGGATGCCACGCCCAAGACACTGCCGGCAGGCCAGTACACCCTCAACGCCAAGCACGGTTCGCTGGCGATCAACGACAAGACCACCGGCGGCCCCTACGTGGAGCCGTTCAAGGTGGACTATGCCTACGGCGCAGCACAAAGCACGGCGATGTTTACTCAGCCGCTGCCTGAGCGTTGGGTACGTTTCGAGGGCCTGAACACGGCGGATGGCAACCGCGAGGTCGTGATCGATCTCTATCGCGTGGCGATCAATCCGGCCAAGGAGCTCTCGGTCATCACCGATGAACTGCTCAAATTTGAGCTGTCTGGTCAGGTTCTGGCCGACACGCTGAAGCCCGCGACCGGCGACCTGGGCCAGTTCGGCCGCATCGTGTTGCTGTGAGGTGAGTGATGAACGACTTCGATGCATTTCCACCCACCCCGCTGACCTTGGAGATCGCGGAGATCGCGCTGGAGATCACGCCCATTCGCATCGGCGAGATCCCGGCGCTGCTCGCTGCGGTTCGGCCCTTCGCGCACAGATTGGTCGACGCCGAGCCGGATTGGCTCGAACTGCTGGCCGACCACGGCGATGCGCTGATCAAGGCTGCCGCCGTGGCCTCGCGCCAACCCCGGGACTGGGTGGCGGCATTGGCGATGGACGATGCCATACGTCTGGCCACCACCTTGTTCGAGGTGAATGCGGATTTTTTCGTGCAGCGGGTGGTGCCGACTATTCAGCACGCCGCCGCCCGGATCAACGCACAAATGAGCGGTCCCTTGGCTGGGCTCACGCCATCCACCGTTTGATCCATGCCGGACACCGGCTGCCGGATGTCCTGGACTACACGCTGGCCCAGCTGACTGCCTTTCTCGATGCGGAAACACAACGGGATCGCGAGCACGCGGGCCTGCTACTTGGGCTGACCGCTGTAGCCTGCCAGGGCGACAAACGATCCATCGAGCGATTGCATCGGGAGTTGGACCGTGCGGATTGATCTGACGACTGCCGGGCTGTTCGATGCCCGGCAATTCAATGCCTGGTCCACCGCGCGCCGCGATGCCATTCGCGCGGCGCTGAAACGCGGCATGCAATCGGGTGGGCGCGAAGTCCGCGACGCCGCGCGCACACAGATGCGAGGCGCCTTCAACGTCAAGCGCAACAGCTTCGTCTCCTCGATGCAGGCCAAGGTGCTGGACAAGAAGACCGATCGTCTGCCGGCCTTGCTGGTCGGCAGCAAGATTCCTTGGCTCGGGCTGCATGAAAAAGGCGGGACGGTCTCCGGCAATCTGCTGATTCCACTGCTTCCGGGGCGAATCGGACCGAAGCGTTTCAAAGCCGTCATCGATGGTCTGCTGCGATCAGGCAACGCCTTTTTCGTCGAGAAGAACGGCAAGGTCATTTTGATGGCCGAGAACATCCGTGAAAACGCGTCCCAACTCAACCGCTTCAAGCGGGCCGAGCGTGGGCGCACCGGAGCCAAACAGATCAAACGCGGCCAGGAGATCCCGATCGCCGTACTGGTCAAGTCCGTCTCGCTCAAGCGGCGACTGGACCTTACCGGTGCCGTGCAGCGCTCCCTGCCGCGTTTGGCAAGCGCAATCCAAAAAGAACTGACGAAATCCTGATGGCCAACAACCGCGCCCAACTCCTGATCACTGCCGTCGACCAAACCCGTGGCGCCTTCGATTCCATCAAGCGCAATCTGGGTGACCTGGGCAACGCGGCGCGATCCATCAATGGATTGCTCGGCACGCTCGGCCTTGCCGTATCGGCGGCTGGTCTCGGCGCAATGGTCAAGTCATCGCTGGATTCGGCGGACTCGCTGTCCAAGCTGTCTCAGCGAGTCGGGATCACTGTCGAGTCACTCTCGACACTGATCCCGGTTGCGGATCTGGCCGGCGTCTCGGGAGAGAAGTTCGAAGGTGGTCTGCGCAAGCTCGCGACTCGCATGCTCGATGCTGCGACTGGATCGGACGAGGCGGCGCGCAGTTTCGCTGCGATTGGCGTCGCCATCCAGAACCAGGATGGGACGCTGCGCGCGACGGATCAGGTCCTGCTCGACTTGACCGACCGCTTCAAGGCGATGCCCGACGGTGCCGAAAAGACGGCGCTTGCGGTGGATCTCTTCGGGAAGTCGGGCGCCGACCTCATTCCATTCCTCAATCAGGGGCGGGATGGCGTCGAAGCGTTGACTGCCGAACTGCAGGCGCTGGGCGTGCAGATTGGCGCCGACACCGCCGTGCAGGCGGAGGTATTCAACGACTCGCTCGCCAAGGTGCGGCTGGCGATCTCCAGCATCGGTAACCGGGTCATCGAAGCCTTCCTGCCGGCCATGAACGAGATGGCCAATGGGATGGTGGAGTCTGCAAAACAAGGCGGTTCGCTGCGCGCCATCCTGGACGGCGTGGTCCTGGTCCTGAAAACCCTGGCGCTGGGTGCCGCCACCGTCGGCAAGTCCTTCGTGGCGCTGGGCGAAGCCATTGGGGCCGGCATGGCGGCCGCCGCCGAGGCGCTGTCGGGCAACGTGTCCGGCGCGAAAGCCATCATCACGGAACTCAAGGGCAGCCTGGTTCAGCGCCTGGACGAATTGGCGAGCTTCCGCGACAGCCTGTTCGACCCGAAGCCGATCGAAGTGCGTGCGCCGGCAATCGTTGCCGATCCTACTCTGATCGATCGTCTGCGCACTCCAGGAAGGGCCTCCGGAGACAATGGGGCTGCCCGGTTGGCGTTGGCCAAGGCACTGGCCGATGCCGAGCTGAAGCTGCTCAAAGATGCGCTGGATCGGCAATCACGCGACCTCGACGAGGCGCTCGATGGGCGCTTGATCTCGTTGGCGGACTACTACGCCGCCAAGAGCGCATTGGAAACCCGCGAAATTGATGCCGAGATCGCCCGCACGCGATCCTTGCTGGCGGAGCAACAGCGTATCGCCACATCGGGATCTGACGAGGGCGCGCGACTCAAGGCCAAAGCCGAGGTAGCGAAGATCGAGGCCGATCTCATCGTGCTCAACAACAAACGAGCCGATGCAGAAGTCGCGAACGCACGCAAGGCCGCCGACGCCGAACGCGAATTGGCCGATGCGCTGACCCAGGCTCGCGAGGAACTGGCGCAGATCACCGGGCAATCCAGTGCCGACGACCGTCGAGCCGCAATCGAGCGCGGTTACCGAGATTTGAAGGCCCGACTGTTGGCCGAGAGCGATGCCGACGGCGTGTCACTGATCGATCGGCTAATCGACGTGAAAGCGGCGCAAGCCAACCTGGCGGCGCTGGAAGTCGAGTGGCGGCTGGTAACCGAGAGGCTGCGCAATGCGCAAGAAGCCATTCAAACGCAGCAGCAGGCGGGGCTGTTGACTGAGGCCCAGGCCCGTCAGCAGATCGTCGCCCTGCAGCAGCAATCGGCCACCGAAATGGAGCGGCTCCTGCCGACCATGCAGCAGGCGGCGCAAGCCATCGGGCCCGACGCGGTCGTGCGGGTGCAGGCGTGGCGAAACGAGCTGGAACGCACCAAGCTGGTCGTCGATGAAATGGCGCCGCTGTGGAACCGCATCGGCGAAAGCTTTGGCGGTGCGCTCAACGGGATGATCACCGGTGCGCAGACCTGGCGCAGCGCTCTCGCCAATATCTTCCAGCAAGTGGCCGACGCCTTCTTGCAGCAGATCGTCATTCAGCCTTTCCAGCAGTGGATCGCGATGCAGGCACGGATGCTGGCGATCAAGCTGGGCTTCGTGCAGCAGGAACAGGCCGTGGACGCAGCGGCCAGCGCCACGACCGTCGCACAGAAATCGGCGGAAACCACCGCCGTGGTCTCGATGGACGCGGCCAAGGCGGGCGCCGGTGCGGCGGCTTCACAAGCCTCCATCCCCTATGTGGGGCCGGCGCTTGCGGTAGCGGCGATGGTGGCCATGGTCGCGGCGGTGATGGGGCTGCTCGGCAACACGAAGAAATTCGCCTCGGGTGGACTGGTAACGGGTCCTGGTACTTCGACCTCCGATTCGATCCCGGCGCGTCTGTCCGCCGGCGAGTTCGTCATGAATGCCGCTGCGGTGAAACGGGTTGGCGTGGATTTCCTGCACTCCATCAACGGCCTGTCGTCTGGGCCGCGCGTCAGGGGCAATGCTCTGGCGTTCGCCGCCGGCGGGCTGGTGCCGGAAGCACCGCCCCAGCAGGCACAAGGGCAAGCGGTGCGCATCGTCAACGTCATCGACCCGGCGATGGCCGCCGATTATCTCAACTCGTCCTCGGGCGAAAAAACCATTCTCAACATTCTGCAACGCAACGCGGGTGCGGTGCGGCAGGTGCTGCGATAAGAGAACCTACATGGCATTTGAAATCGGAACAGCCACCAATCACGTGGATCTGTTCAGCAGACTCGTGAATTTCTTGAGTAGCGGGCTTGGCGCTGCGGAGAACTGGGAAATCCTACGTCACACGGGCGTCTCCGAAATCGACTCCAGCTCCTTCGTGGTCAACTGGGAACCCTGGACCGCCTTCAAGGGCCCGTACCACGCCCACGCCAATGGCTGGGCAACGGCCGTTGGGCAGTATGCGAACTGCTGGTTGAGCTGGAAGATGGTTCAGCCATTCGATATCGCGCGCCTGACCCTACTCGGAAGCGCCACCGCGAACCAGTCCCCCAGGGACTTTACGCTGCAGTGGTCGGATGACGGGATCACATGGACCGACCGAAAGGATTTCAGCGGCATCACCTGGGCCAACAACGAAACGAAGGAGTTCGCCATCGATGGCGTGTCGCCGGGAGCGAAGTCCCACTGGCGCATCTTCGTCTCGGCCAACGGAGGCAATGCGAGCAGCACCGTCATCAGGCAGGTGCTGCTGCCCGAATGGCAGATCTACCAGGACTTCAACCACGCACGCCGACCGGCGGTTTGGTTCAAGGCGCCGGGCATGACCGGTTTTGATCCGTGCTACATCAACTTCCAGCTGTACGATCGCCCGACCAACGACTACTACAACATCGCCGTCACCGGTTGCACGGGCTTCGTCGGTGCCGCTCAGTTCGACGACCAGCCGGGCGCACTGACCGCGCTGGCAATTCCGCTGTGGAACCAGCCCATCCCATACTGGTTTAGCGCCAACGGCCAGCGCGTCATTGTCTCTGCCAAAGTCGATACAGCTTACCTGTCTTGCTATGCGGGCAAGATGCTGCCCTTCGGCACACCACAGCAATACCCCTATCCGCTGCTGATCGGCGCGCCGCTACCTTCCGCGTCGGGAACGCGCTATTCGGACGGCGCTGTGAACCTGCCCTACAAGGGCAATCGGTCGACACTGAAATTGCGCAAGAACGATGGGTCGTGGATTCAGCCACTGGCCTGGCCGTACTCGAAGACCACGACATTCCGTGACACCAACGGCGCATACCCCTTACTGCCGGTCACGCTGTACGACACCTCGAACACCTATGGCGTGCTCGATGGCATCCATTTCATCACCGGATTCGGCAACGCGGTCGAGAACACGGTGGCAATCGGCGCCGATTCCCACGTTGTGCTCCAGGACGTGATCCGCAATGGACTGAGCGATTTCTTCACCATGAGGATTGCCTGATGGCCTATCAGACTGGCGTCATCACATCCGCTGCCGACCTAGTCGTGGTCATCACGGACTTTTCGGTGGCCAATGGGTGGACATTGAACGGCAATGTGCTGAGCAAGGGCGACACCTACATTCGGCTCACGGCTCCGAGCAGCTCCGAGGTGCGCATCGACAGCGCGAGGAGCGGCAACTTTGTTGCCCCCGACCTGTGTGTCCGCCACTCCAGGATTTACAACACTTCCTGGCCAACCTCGGCAACGTATCACCTTTGCGCCTTCGATAACCCGGACACCGTCTGGTGCACGATCAACTTCGCCGTCACCACCCACCAGCACATCGGCTTCGGCACGATAGAGAAATACGGCAATTGGGCCGGTGGTGGCTGGTTTCACGCTCAGCACACACCGGCGTCTGCCGATGGCTCTGTGTGCTCGGTCATTGATGGCTCGCAGCAGCCGTATTACCCAAGCAGCCCTAGAGAGTGCGCATTGTTCTGGAGCCCGAACATGCGTGACTCGTGGAACGGGTATTACCAGGAGAACGCCGCCAGCAATCTGCACTGCGAGTTGCGTGGCTATGTTTGGGAACCGCCCACTGGCACCGCGACGATTGGCGTGCATTGCCCAACCATCCTCTCACCGATCCAGAAGTACAACCCGAACGTGTTCAACGGTCAGACGGTCCTAACACCATTCCAGCTGTTCCTGCAGAACACGGACGGGCACTACATGAGCATCGGGCATGTCGGTCATCTGCGCTTCGTCCGGCTGACCAATTACAACCCGGGTGATGTGATCGAGCTAGGCGCTGACCGTTGGAAGCTGTTTCCTTGGCACGTCAAGAACGCTGCGTATCCCGACGGCAAACAGGCCGCATACAGCGATGGGAACTACAGCACCGGCTTGCTCGGTGTTGCTGTGCTCTATGACGAGCCGTAGCCATGCCCGCACTGGTTGGATTTACTCCCTCGGCATTCCTGCAATGGACGAGGGATCACCTCAATGTCGTTGCGTTGGACCAGTTGGGCGATGCGCTCTACGAGCATCGGCGCGCCTCCGAAATCAGTGTCGGACTATATGGCCCACTAACCAATCTCGCACCGGTGGAAAGCAATCCACGGTCGCTTACGGGGCGGATTGCTCGCGGCTTTACTGAGGACTACTACTACCGAGTCCACGTGCGGCCGAGCCGGATCGATCTCGGCAACACGATGTCGGTGCAGACGCGAGAAGTAGAAGTTTGGAATGCCTGGTTCGAACCCAATGCGCTCGCCGCGATCCATGCCACCAACGCCGAGGGCATGACGCTGTCTGGCCCGGCATCGCCTCCGACCTCGTTCGGCCCACTGGAATCACGCATCTACATCCTGTCCGTTACGCCAAACGGTCCGCCTGTCGTCAATGCGGCATTCCAATTTGACTTCGAACGCGACGTTCCAACGCTGCGCGCGCTTGGACGTCGAATTGTCGGTTGGGTGCTTGGGCCTGATTGGACAGAGCCTGTTGTTGAGAGACTGGAGTGGTTGACCGACGTGATGGAATCGCACGCGGGCATTGAGCAGCGGGTACGACTTCGTGAAGCGCCCAGGCGCCACTTCGAGTACCGCGTATTGGTGGGCTCGGACCGGGCGCGCGCTCACATGGAGAACCGACTGGTTTCCTGGCAAGCGCGGGTCTACGGCCTTCCTGTCTGGGCTGATGCCTGGATTGCCACCGATGACATCGCACCTGGGGCGACAAGCCTTGTCGTGCCGACGACCAACAGAGATTTCGTGGTGGGCGGAATCGTCGGCTTGGTCAATGGTCTGCAGTCCGAGTTTGCAGAGATCACCGCCGTAGGCACCAGCTCGATCGTGCTCAACGATCCTATTTCTGGCGATTGGCCGTCTGGAACGAAGATCGTCCCCGTCCGATCCGCCCGCGTGCAAAACGATCTTGGTTTGACCTATGTAACTGATTCCATTGCCATCACTCGCCCTCAGTTCCAGCTGGAGGAAGAGTGGCCGATCACAGCATCGTCGGAGTCTCCGGACTACCTTGGCTATCCGGTTCTGCTCACACCGCCGAACTGGAGGGAAGATCTACAGGGCGAGTTCGGACGCAAGTGGCGCGACCTCGACTATCTGACAGGCCGCCGAGCGGTGGATGACCTGACCGGCCTGGCCCGGACCCGGCGCTCCCACCGCTGGTTGCTCGTCGGCCGACCGGCAATTGCGGCTTTCCGATCGTGGCTGGCAGCAAGGGCCGGCAAGCTCAAACCGTTCTGGCTTCCCAGCTTCCAGTCCGACCTCAAGGTCATTGCTCCGACAGGCGGTACCGACGCATTTCTCACTGTCGAAAACCGGAGCTACGCCGAAGGTCCGGTAACAGCGATCGGACGACGTGACCTGATGATCATCACGACTTCTGGTGGTCGGTTTTATCGCCGCATCACTGCTGCATCCGAGCTCAGTGAATCGAGTGAGCTAATCGCCATCGACAACCCCATCGGAGCAACCCTGTTGCCCGAGCAATTCCATCAGATCTCGTTCATGCAGCTGGTACGTCTGGACACGGACAACGTGGAAATCGCTCACGTCACCGACGAAGTGGCCGAGGTGGTGCTACCGCTGCGCAGCCTTAGAGATGATTTATGACCTACGCCGATAGAGAAATGTCGACCGATGCCGCCAGCCCGGTCGAGCTCTATGAGTTCAGACGTGGCTCCAGTGCGTGGCGTTACACCAGCGGGCCTCGGGACCTCGTATACAACTCCTTTTCCTACAGTGCCGTTCTCCTCAAAAGGGGAAGTATCGAGCAGACCAGCGAGATCGGTCGGTCGGGGCTGCGAATCACACTGGCCCGCGATGTGGATGTGGTCGGTCATTTCATTGCAGCCCCGCCATCGGAAGTGACTTTGCTGACGGTGTACCGCCAGCACCGCACGGACAGTGAAACAGCCGTGGTCTGGATGGGGCGTGTGCTGAATGTGGAATGGCGTGAATCGGAAGTCGAACTCAACTGCGAGCCGGTCTACACGAGCTTACAGCGCACTGGGCTGCGTCGGCTTTACCAAAGGAACTGCCCTCATGTGCTGTATAGCGGTTCCTGTCAGGCAAGTCCGATCGTTCATCGGGTACAGGGTGCCGTGGGTGCGCTCAGCGGCTCGGTCATCAGCATTGCAGCCGCAGCTGGTTTCCCAGCCGGCCATTTCGCCGGCGGCTTCGCTACCTGGTCCGCGAACGGCATTACCGAAAAACGAATGATCACTGCACATACATCAGACAGCATCACGCTCTCGACAGTCCCGCCAGGTCTCAATGTTGGCGCACTTGTGGTTCTCTACCCGGGCTGCGATCACACGCTGAACACCTGCGATGGCAAGTTCAGCAACAGCGTCAATTTCGGTGGCTTCCCATTCATCCCGACGAAGAACCCCTTCGGCGGCAGCCCGATTTACTGAGACCAAGTAGCCGAGGGATTCCTATGT